GAAGCACAAGTAGCACCAGACCAGAACATTAATGGACAAGCAGGTAACGGTGGTACACCCCCGAAATCACAGGAACTTTTGCCAAATGGTGAACCGGCAGGTGGGCCTGAATTTCAAAGGACTGCTTAATGACAAAGCAAGACTTGATAGCAATCCAGAGAGTCTTTAACACAGACGAAGGAAACACTCTTTTAAATTATTTGAAAGAGTTGTCGAATAAGAACTACGAGAATTTAATACATGCTGATTCAAACGACCTTGCTCACTTCCAAGGAAAAGCAAAAGTACTGTTTGACTTGATAGCATTTATTGAAACGCTGGACAAGAAAGTAGAGTCAGAGAGAAACAAACTGTCACACGAACAAATAACAAGTTGGTAAGCCTTACCCTTTAATGGGCGGCAATGTTAATAAAATGTGGACTACCGATTAATTTCGACCCACGGGAGAAGAAATGGCTGACGAAGTAAAAGTACCTACACAGGTAGCAGAAGCAGCGGAACTCGCAGAAAAACTTTTTGCTGAGATGTACTCGCAAGAAGAGGAAGTTGAAGAAAAGGAAGAGGTCGAAGAAGTTGAGGAAGAGGTTGAAGAGGAGGAAGAAGAACCAGAAGAGGAAGACCCCGAAGAAGAGCGCAAGTGGGAACAGCGATACAAAACCCTACAGGGAAAGTACGACGCTGAAGTACCAAGGCTTGCTGCGGAACTTAAGGAAATCAAACTCAAACTGGAATCTCCTAAAGAGACTGTCCGAGACGACGCTGTAGACGACCTAGCTGCTTTTGAAGAAGAGTACGGTACGGACTTTACCGAACAGCTACGCAAGATCATCACCAGAGAAGTAAAGAGCAATCTTACCCCGGTAGAACAACGTCTGGAAACTGCTGAAGAAAAAAGCGTGAAACTTGCACAGGACGATTTCAAGTCTGTGCTTACAGACAAGGCTCCCGGTTGGGAAGATTGTTGGAATGGTAAAGACAAGGGCTTTCAGAAGTTCCTTGAGAAGTCAGACCCAAGTGGGTTGTACACGTACGGTGAGTTGGTAGAACTGTACAACGAAAAATGGAACGCTGACAAACTTGCAAAAGTTTTCAATGTGTATCTTGAAGGAAAGAGCAAACATAAAAACACGGACATAGCCCCAAAGAAAACTTTGGTTGCACCTAGTAAGACAAACAGAAGCACCAATACTCCAACGACAAACGACAAGAAAATCTGGACAATGCAAGAAATCAATGAGTTTCAAGCAGCGGACAGACGGGGTGATTACACCCCCGAAGATTCTCAGAAACTTTGGAACGACTTACTCGCTGCTCCTGGCGAAAACCGTGTGAGATAATTTCAATCACACTAAATGAGAACCGTCGTGAAGACAGGTTCGTAAGGAGCTTTACAAATGGCAATTTATCCCGTAGCTGCTGGCGCACCCGATTATTCTAGTACTAGTACTAACAAGTACATCTCCGCTATTTATAGCGCACTGCTTGTTAAAAAGTTTTACCCGACTACCGCTTTCGGTGAAATCGCTAATACCGATTACGAAGGCGAAATTAAGAATGGTGGAGACTCCGTAATAATCAGGACTCGCCCGACCATAGAAACCTTTAAGTACAAGAAGGGTATGGTTCTTCCGATCCAGAACCCTGATTCTCCGTCTGTTAGTCTGAAAATCAATCAGGGCGACGGCTTCTCGTTTGCCATTGACCGCGTTGACGAATTTCAGAGCAACATCAAACTCATGAATGAGTGGTCTGATGATGCCGCTGAACAGATGAAACAGGTTATTGACAAGCAGGTGTTTGAGGATCTGGCACTCGCGGCCACGGATACCCCTGTTACCATGACTGGTTCGTACACGACTGCTACAGGTATTTCTCACACCCTCGGTACTTCGTCTTCTTCGATTTCTTGTAATGATGGTGACGAAGTGCTTGCTCACATCCTGGAACTTGGTTGTGTGCTTGACGAGAACAACATCCCCGAAGAAGGCCGTTTTATCGTTCTTCCCGCGTGGGCGATTAAGAACCTTAAAAATTCTACCCTTAAAAATGTGTACGTGACGGGTGATTTGGAATCCCCGCTGCGTAACGGTAAAGTTGGCACGGTGGACAGGTTCAAACTGTTTATGTCCAACAACCTGTACTCTACCACAAGCCACTTTGCTATACCTTTCGGTACTAAGTACGGCCTCACCTTTGCTACTCAGATCACTGAGTCGCGTATCATCGACAACCCGTTTGGTTTCGGGAAGCTGATGCAAGGTCTTCAGGTTTACGGTTACAATGTCCTTAAACCGGAAGCAATCGGTATTTCTTGGATCATAAACTCCTAATAACTAGGATTAGATAGGCTTTGGGGAAGTGCCTTAAACTTCCCCCTAACTCAAACCCATAAGGAGAAACATAAATGGCCGCTTTCGAGACTACGCTTACTCAGATAAAGACCCCTCAAGGGGAAGCTCTTGTCCACACTAACTCCGTGTACGCACGTACTTTTTCGTACACCATCCCTGCAAGTACTGTAGCAGGTAGTACTGCTGTAATTGCTGATCTTCCTGCGGGTACTTTTGTCCTTGGTTTCCTTCAGAAGGCTTCCGCAACTCTTGGCTCAACCACCCTTGCCTATTCGACTACTACGGGTTCCGTCGGGATTGTGTCTGCTGCTACCCTCACCAGTACTACGGCTGTACCCGCTACTGTTGCCGCAGGTTATTGTGGTGCCTCTGCTGATACGGTCACTGTGACTACGGCTGCTGCTACTTCCCCTGCTGCGGCTGTTACCGTAACTGTTACGCTGATTCTCGCTAGCGTAGCTATCTAATGCTTTACCGAAGGGTGGGAGTGCAACGCTTCCACCCTTATTTTATCTAAAATAGGAGTGTTTCATGTCACAGCTTATGCGCAGAAAAGGTACTACCGTAGTTATTCCTTTTGTACAGAGGGTAGTAGACGATCACCCAGGTTGGTACGAGATTGTGAACAATGACGAAGTGACTGCCGAAGTACAGAAAGAAGCCGTTATTGAGCAGCTGGAACAGAAAGTAGCAGAAGGTCTTTCCCTCAAGGAAACAGACAAAGTGCAGTCCATTGTAAATGCAGTCAAGATCCTTCCCCCTAACAACTTTGTTACGTACAAGGGTAGACTGCAACCCAAACTGTCTGACGTTTCTGCTGTCTGTGGTTTTGAAGTAAAGAACGCACAACTTGATGAAGCGTACGTATTAATTCAGAAGGAACTTGAATCCGAAACTGAATAAGGACATATAGACCGTCGAGACGACAGGACTGAAACTCTTTATTCTAAAAGGAAATAATCAATGACTTTAAAGGAAATTAGGGACGAAGCACGACAGTACGCAAGAGACACCGCAGAGCAAGACACAGACAGGCTTTGGCCCGATGTGGAAATGACTAGGTACGTCAATGACGTGTACTTTGATCTTGCTGAAGAATGCAGACTTATTCTGGACGCGTCTTCTGCCTTCTGTACACTCACGTTGTCTAGTACTACCCCTGCTATTTCGTACACTCTTGATCCCTGTATTCTTGAAATACATAGTGCAAGACTTATGACGAAAGGTTGGACACTTCGTCCCGGTTCCGTTACCAAGTTTCAGATTGATCCTCTTTGGGACACCCGCGTTGGTATGCCCACGATGTACGCGACTGATTACGAACAGGGGAAGTTGACGCTCAATTACTTGAACGACTTTGACGACACGATCAACCTTCAGGTGTTGCGCCTTCCCACCGAGGAACTGAGTGCTGACGCTGACGTACCCGAAATACCTGCCAAGTACCATAGATACTTTTTTCATGGGGTACTTGCTCAGATGTACGGGAAACAAGACGCAGACGCGTACGACGCAGATCGTCTTGCTGCCTTCACTCAGATGTACAACCAGGACAAGGAAAGCATCAAGCGTAAAGAACTTCGGTACGGTTTGATACCGAGAAATGTGTACCCACTAGGAGCGTTTATCTAATGGCTCATTTACCTGCAATCCTTCCAGCAAGGAAAACAGTGCTTCAATTCAAAGGACTCAAGGACAAATGTAAACAGTACAACGCTACTTGGGAACATTTGATTGAAGCATTTAATGTAAATATAGTAAGTGGCACGTTGATTCGGCGTGACGGTTACACAAAACTTTTAGATTTAACAGCCGCACACAGTTTGTACGCAGACAAGTTCGGCTGTTTCTTTATGGACAATGGTGTTCTGTACAAAACTACTGACTTTATCAATAAAACGGTTATTCACACGTTTACACATAACAATGAAATAGCGTTCGCCACAGGTGTTGATAGTACTTTTTACTCAGATGGTACTGTACTAAGACTGATAAATGGTGTATCTGGTGTTACTTCTGCGATTACTGCTGACACAAGAACTCCGTACAAAGTGCCACTTCCCGCAGGAAGTAGACTTATGTACCACATGGGTGTTTTGTACTCTGTTATAGGAAGTGTTGTGTACTTCACAGACGCGTACTCTCTCAATATGGACACGCGAAAGTGTATGCTTCCCTTTCCGACTAACGTACAGATGATCGGTGGTTTGGAAACAGGTTTGTACATTTCAGACGAA